GATATCACACAGTCATCGTGGAACCCATTAGGACCCATATATTTCACCTTTCTTGTCTTGGGTGAGTATTCATATGTAAACACACTAAGTTCTCTGTAAAGGTCTGCATTTAGTTCTGGTGAGGGTAGTTTAATTGTCTCTTCATTCATAGACATAATCAGGTCTTCAATCATATTCTGTTTTGAGTCAGAGCTAGTTACGAATGGTTGTACTGATGGATATTGTTTCTTTAGTGTTTCGTATAATACATCACCTATTGAGTTGACCTCAGCATAACATACTGGTCTCCACTTCCTTAATTTAGTTACTACTTCCGATACAATAACATCCCAACTCTTTTGTCTTTCACGATAAAAATCAACCATTTCTCCTCTTGAATTGAGGATGGTGAGTACTGTATAGTCATTTTGACGACCAAAATCCAGTCCTGCGTAATATTTTTCTTTCTCCTCAAACTTGGGGTAGTTTTCAAGAACACAGTTATTCTTAAGGTTTGAGAACACTTCCCCACCATCATCTATAAACTCTGCTAGTATCTCCTGTCTGTAAATTGATTCAGGTAATGATAACTTTGCTTCTTGTAGTTCTTCTTGTGTGATGAATGGTGTGTCAAATGATGTTGCGTGGAATGTTTTGTATTGTGGGTATTCTTCTTGATAACCTCTTGTTGCAACTGTGTGAAACCAGTTCTTACCTTTTGGTGTTGAAATGAATAATACCTTCTTACCCTTCACCAATACGGTTGGTCTTAATACTGTGGACCATACATCGTTCTTGATATATGCTGCTTCATCTACCACCAAATAATCTAATGTATAACCACGTAGTGAATCCTCACGTTCTGCTGACCTGAAATATAGTGTTGAACCATTTATGAATGTTATGGTTAACTCTGACTTGTTAATTGCCTTGGTTATCCCCACACCTGCAATTGTGTTTGATAACTCCTGAAATACTTTCTTACTTTGTGCGTAGATTGGGGCAACCCACATTGCTGTTGAGTTGTTGTCTTCCAATACCCACTTGAGAATAAGGTTCATTGCTGTGAAGCTCTTTCCCGCCTGCCTTCCAAAGCAACCAACAATATACTTCGTTGTTTCGTCGGTACAAGCTTCAATAATCTCCTTCTGTTTCTTAGTTGGAGAGAACCCTTGTATTTCTATTTCATTAACCATCAATTAAATTATTAAACCACTTATCAATATCGTAGTATCTTGAGTTGGAACCTTTATCTCCGAAGTAAAAATTATTATTAACTAAACCACCAGCAAATGTACCACCACCATATTGTTTTTTTCCCACATTTAGATTGTCTTGAACTTTTGTAATCTTACCATCATTCAACATATCATCACTAACTAGTATATTGGCGGGGAAACGACCTATTGGTTCAACCAACTCTATTTTTTTATCTCCTTTAGTTCTAATATCTTTGTGGAATAGATTTTTATTACCAGTATTTATTAGAACTTGTTGTTTATCTGTGGTTGGTATTCTACAATCATCAATCCAAGTTATACCTTTAGAATAATTCTTGTTGCCCATTAGATATCTTTTCTTTTAATAGTTTCTTTAGGTCTTGTTTTGATACTTGGAACCTCTCCTCAGCGATATCGTAATACTCCTGTGTAAAATCAATATAGATATGGTTTCTGTCTAATAACTTACAAGCCAGTCCTGTTGTTCCACTTCCACCAAATGGGTCCAATACGAAGTCACCAGGTCTTGTAAATAAGGTGATAAGATAAGACATCAACTTAATTGGTTTAACTGTGGGGTGGTTATTTTTTCTACTTGTTGGTTCACCATCTGTTATTGTTCCATCCGCTTGAACCTTATGTGGCATCTTTAGTTTCTGTGCAACTTGTTCCTCACCATTCATTCCAAAGTCCTTCTCCTTCTTTGCTGGTTTGGGGGTTTGTATAAGTGGATAAGTCATCTTGATATTATCAGGTAATGCTTCAAAGTTTAATACCTTATCAATATAAGAACCTTCAACAAAAGGTTTCATTCCAACGATGATTATTTCCCTTGCTGGTTTGGGTTGGAAGCCAGCTTTACTACCTTCATATTTCTTTGCTAAATCATTTATTGGTTTTGTTATATCCCATTTTTCTTGAATACCAAAATTAAAAGAACTAGTACCGCTTCGTCCGTCCTCATCAATTTTTAATCTTTCGTTTTCATATCTTTCAATCAAATTATCAAATCTATTATCAAGTTCTAATAATTCTTTCAATACTTCATAATCTTTTTTTATTGGTAGTATGCCGTTCTCCCAATTCCATAATGCACCAGTTTCATTATCATTTTTACTTAAAAAATGTGATGATATTTCTTTTCTTTTTAATTTAGATTCTAAAACCTTTTGTTTGATGTAATCACCAAACTCTATATTGTTTTTTTCTAACCTACCACCCCTCTTATCAATACTCTTACTGATGTCTGTGGCTTTTGGAAACCCTGAATGATAAACCCATTCTATATTACTGAATGATAAGTCAAACCCAGCTTCTTCAAGGTCTCTACTTATTCTCCATAATACATCTGTTCTTGGGGCTGCCATAACTGTAATGAATGCACCAGGTTTTAATACTCTGTGGCACTCTCTCCATATCTGTACGTCAGGTAATACTTTATCCCATCCCTTATTCATAAACGAATATCCATAAGGTGGGTCGGTACATAACATATCAACCGAGTTGTCGTTTATTTCTTTTAGTTTTTCTGCGGAGTCCCCGCACATCATTACATTTTCCATATTCTATTTTATTAAGTTTTCAAACCATTTATCTATGTTGTAGTATCTTGAGTTGGAACCCTTGTCGTTAAAACCGTTTCTTTCAACGAAATAATCAGGTCTATAAAAACCTCCAGCGTTTTCTGCACCATTTATTAGACTTTTTCTAATATTACCTTTTGATTTACCATCATTACTCTTACTAATAACACCATCATTCAACATATCATCACTTACTAATAGATTAGCGGGGAAACGACCACCTTCTTTATATTCATCTAATTCTGTTGTTCTATGAAATCCCTTACCTCCACCATATATTGTACCCCCTTGTTGTATTGGTAATTTTTTTCCTAATTTAACATCATCCACAAATGGTATTCTACAATCGTCTATCCAACTTATACCTTTACTGTGAGTCATCAGGTGCTCCAAAGTTTAATTTTATTGATGTTCCACGAACTTCAACTTTATCAGGTTCATTTAATCCCTGTAGCTTTGCAAGGTCATTCAACGCTTGTCTTGCGTTGGTAAGGTCCCTTAATTCTATTGCTTGTGCATATATCTCCCAATACCTTTGTGTGTGTTTGAGAATTAGTTTGTCTTTTTCTAATTCAAACTTCTGTCTAACAACGTTCCACGCTGCCAACCAGTATTCGTTTGCTTGAGACCTACTCATCTTTTTATCATACACACATAATGACACATATTCTTTGTATGACATATGTGTATCCAATATTCTTCTTGCTGATTCATTGATAAATGATTTACGTTCAGCCTTTGTCATTCTTTTTGATGTACTACCCTTTGGTCTTCCAAGTGGTTTTCTTGGTGGTTCAATTGGTAAGTCATCATCTTCTATGTTATATTCCATTTTGATTCTTTTGTTTGTCCTGAAGTTTGTTTATGTCTTTCAACAGCTTCTTCAAAGATTTGTCTTCTTAGATGGTCTATCGCTTTGATATCTGCTTGAGCTTTAACCTTTCTTTGTTGGATTCTTTTGTTGTGAGCCTTACGGCCTCCCCTCACTTTACTTCTTGGCATGTCATTTCTGTTTTATAAGTCATATCAATTTATTTTTAATTTATAATGACTAGTATAATAATAAATATGGGGAGAATGAATAAAATTCATAACTCCCCACCTTTTTTGACTTTATAAATAAATTTATTCATACAGTTGCTTGTACTTGTTCTTCAAGTTTCTAACCACAATTGCGAAGCATTTACCACATCCAGGGTATTTCTTTTCCTTAAAAACTCTGTTATAAAAGTTATAAACATATTCCAATTCTTTTCTTGGTAAGTTATACTTATCACACAAGGTTAATACGTTGTCATACTCTTCTTGAGTATATAGTGGCATTTCCAAGTTCATTTCTTTTTCTTTACACGAACTACACGGTTCCTTTTCGGTAAACGTAAACTCTTTTTGCTCTGAAGTTATCTGTGTGGATTTTGACGTTTCTAATGTGTTCTTCTTCAGTTTTCCATCTTGTTCCATTTCTAATTGAATTGATGTGTTTTCTTGATACATTAAACATCTCTGCTATTTCTGTATCTGTATGGACCCCAATACATATTAGGTCCTTTATGACTTCTACGTCTTTCTTGTCAAGTTTAATCTTTGGCATATTCTTCCCATTTATTTCTGAGCCATAATCTCATCTCTTTTATGGTTGCTCTTATTGAGTATATCGGTATTCTAGTTCTATCGTGTATCAATTTAATCTTTTTGTATTCCAAGTACATCTTGAATAATCCGTGATTATACCAAAATTCTTTATTGTTTTTAAGTTCTTTGTCAAGTGTTTCATTTACCCAATCTATCGTAGGAGATTCGTGATATGGTTTATCCTCCACCTCAACATTATTATTGAACTCTTCATATTTTAATCTATATGTTCTTTGGAACTTGCTATTTGAAGAATAATATTGATTCGTTAGAGTTCTAATGAAGAAAAATACCTTATCGTTTTCAGACAAGGTATTGAACTTCTGATTATTGTCTAATTGAAGTAGAACATCATGCAAGAGGTCTTCGCTTAGCTCAGAATGTTTTGTTATCTTTGTTGCAATTTGTTTGTATTTGTTATACTGCTTTTGGTCCATTTACAAGTTTGTCCCAACTCCCTCTATTGATAACCATCTTCATATAGTTCATAGGGATACCATACTTTAGCATAATTCCCCAAGTGCTTAATTCACCTGTTCTATACTTTGTGATTATCTCAATCTTTTTTTCTGTTGTGAGGTTATATAAGTTGGTCTTTTCTTTATAAATAGTGCGGTTCTTATAATTCTCCTCACAACTTATACATCTAAGGTTAGAAATATTGTTATTAGCTGGATTTCTATCTATATGGTCTATTGTTTGTTCACAAGGACCATAGAATGCCTCCCATATTAACCTTGCCGACTTCTTGGTATATTGTTTACCATTTGTGAATAAACAAACAACCTGATAAGGTCTTTGAGTGTCTGCATCAGCTGATGCCAATACCCTTTGATTTTTCTTCCTACGAATGCGACCTTCTGATGATGCTTCATAGTTTGGATGTGATGGTATCTCTTTCCATTCTACATTACTCATTTTTCTTCAAATTTTTCAATAATAAATTTATCAATAGCATCTAATCTTTTTGCTATTTCACTTGAATATCCTTTCATACAGTAATCAGACATTACATTTGTAATACCTATAACTTCTTTGAGTGTCAAGTTTATGCCGAGTTGTTTTGTATAATCAAATACAAATTTGAGTTGTGATTGGCGGCTGATGATTTCTTGTTTTGTTTTTTCGTCCATTTTGTTCATTGCTTTTTTTTTAATTTATCTTAATGTGTATTCGTTTAATTCTCTAATCTGACCATATGTCAGTCCGCAAGTAGATTGTTTATCAAACCACTCGTCATCAATCAATCTTGTGATGAAATCTTTTTTGGATTCTGTTGTAGATAATACTTCTTCTACATCCCATTCTGTTAGTGTGTTCCCTGAAATTAATAATGTTTTCATATCTGTTGTTTATAATATAAATATATCATACTCAACAAAAATATCAAGTCCTACAGAAAAAAAAATAAAAATATTTTGCGGTAACAAAAGAATCAGTATCTTTGTGGAACAAAAGAAAACAAAATGAAAAAGCAGGAACTACTACAAGAAATCAAGAACATCAATCAATACGAATATTTCTATGTCCTTGGATTAAACTATAACCTTCGTCAGTTGAGAACTTATCTTAATTCTCTCCGCCCATAACAGTCATCATCTCACCATCTGGTGAGTTCTTATCTATACGTGTTATTACAAGGTTTTCTAAGGTCATTAGAAGGTCTGAAATCTTTTGTTGATATTCTATCTCACTCAAGGAGTAAACGTCCAAATTTGACAGGTTTAACTTCGTTTCAAGGGTAGTTAAGAATATGTGCCCATATACAAATCCATAATCTCTTTTGAGAATCTTATAAGCTTGCATCATAAAGTAGTCAAACTCTTGTTGAGTTATTAACATATTGATAAGTTCTTTGGAGATTGATTGGATTGGAAACTTGAATGAATGGTTATCTTCAACCACCGATTCCAATAAGGTATATAAGTTTGATTCTGTCATAATAAAAAGGGGGGTTAGGAAAAAAAAAAATAAGCAACAGCGTATAAAATGGGAACACCTAAACCTAACCCCCCAAGGTCTTATATTAGTTCAAAGTCAACAACAATATTATCTTCTAACTTGTACTTAACTTCCAAACCAACCAAAGAATCTTTTATTGGATAATCTACTTCTAATATTAATAATTCTTCAATATTCTCAAAGCCTAAATGATAAAAATATTTTGGTTCTTGTCCGTTGAATCTTTTTTCAATCTTGGCTAGTTGAAAGTGTGTTATCTTATCTTTTGTTGGTCTGCTCATACTAATAAATATCTAATCCCATAAAAAAACTCAAGTACCCCCTTAAATTTTTTTATTCTTACTATAATATAATACTAATATATTAAATAACTTATAGTAATATGTTATAGTAAGTGTGAAGTTTTTTAATACCCCCCCTTAAATTTTTATAT